ATACCATAGGTATCGTAGAACGAATCTCCGCTGTAGTAGTTCTCGTAGCTGTTGTCGTAGCTAGAGCCCTGGAACACGTAGTTGGGATCGTAAGCAACAGTACCAGACGATGCTGGAGTAGGGATGGTCAACGACTGCAAGGCACCGAGGCAAACCTCGACGGAGCCAGCAGTGGCCGCAGCCAGTGCATCAGCGTAAAGGTTCATCTTTTCCTGGATCTCCGCAACGTTCAGGTCAAGACTGTGGAAGTATCCACGAGCCAAGTACTCAACGCGATTTAATCCAGCTTCGTCTTGCTTGACAATAGGGTAGGTTGCGTCTGCTCGCTCCGACAGCGTCATACCAGAGTAGTCGGTAAACACGCGGGCGTAACGAGCCGCGCCAGCCTCGCTGGAGGTCAGTTCTACGTTGTAGCCAGTGCCAGAAGCTTCGGTGTCGGAATACAGGGAGAAGCCACCGCCAGAAGCAAGGAGTGTAGCCTCTGGACGAGTTGGAGCGGCATCGCTCATGTAGTACTTGGCACCAGTTGCGTTAGGAGCCGTGCCACCAACAAAGTTAGCGCCGTTTCCTGTGGGCTGCTCAAATACGCGACCCGTGTTGCCGTAGATTGTGTAGTACAGATCCACGCCATTCGTTGGAACGTTGAGGGTCCTGACGAAGTAGGTTCCATCGATGTACATCTCGATGTGGTAATCGTCGTTGACGCGGAACGTGATAGGCAGTTCGCCAGCGTTACCAGTGTAACCATAGCCCGTTGAGTTCCTGGCGGATGTCAGGTTGTAGCCGTAGGTGGTGCCACCCCAGTAGGGCTCCATGTAGGCAGTGTAGAACTCGACCAGATCGCGATCAGCCGCTTCAGTCATCATCCAGGTAGTGCCGGAGGAAGGCTGGCCGGCTACTTTCCAGGAAAGGGAGTCAGCGTCGGTACCGGCGGTCAGGCCGATGATGGTGTAACGGCCGTAGGCACCGCTGTGGCCCGAGGCCTGGACAGTAACCTCGTCGCCGGGATTCTTGAGGGTTGCGAACTTGACGCGACGGCCGAGAATGTCGCTGCTACCGCCAGTGGCCTGAAGCTTGCCATCAGGAGTGTTCTGCCATTGAGCGGCGGGGAAGGCGTTCTCAAAGCCGTAGCCAGAGCCATCCAGGGAGCTGTAGACATACTGGAATGGATAGTCGTTAACGGTTGCAGTTGCAGGAGCTGCGGTGCTTCCAGTTGCAGTCCAGCCGCCACCCTCGACGTCCCACACCAGCATGGTGTCGTCGGTAGAGTTGATAATCCATTGGCCCAGCGCTCCGCTCTCGGGGTAGTCGGCCTCCTGAGCGTATGCACCCTTGTAGTAGTTGCTGTACTCGGGCTGCTGGGTTGGGATAGCAGCGTACTGCCAGGAGCGAGCTTTGCCACCGAAGAACAGCGCGTTTTCACGAAGCACGAAAGCTTCCTGGCTAGCAGGTTCATTGGAGCTTGTGCTCACAGCAATCAGCCACAGATCCTCAAGGTTCTCCTGAGGGCCAACGGTCGAGATTGGATCAAGACCCAGCTCAGTAAACGTGGCGGTAGGGAATTTGACGGCCAGGCCATCCTTGACGGACTGAGCCAAGTTAGGGGTATGGCAGACGTGCAAGCCTTGGGTCAACTGGTTGCTGTAGTTGCCGCCAGGGCCATAAACCAAGCGAGAACGATACCAGGAGGCGTCGTTGCCATCGTTCTGGCGAGAAGTGTAGACAATCAGGTAGGGCCAGCTCGTGTTGTTACGAGCGTCGATCACCATGTAGTAACCACCGTCAGCAGCCTGCAGCGCTCCAAGGCTTTCGGAGTCGGAGCCGCCTGAGTAGAAATACCAGTTGATCTTGTTGCCTTGGGTGTTGGTGTAATACCAACCAGCACCACCAGTTGGATCGGACACAGCACCTTCGCCGTCAGCGAACACAGAGGTGTCCGAGGTCAGCAAGATGTTGCGACCGTTAAAGGTAGAGCCAATAGCAGCGTCAACGCGGTCTTGGGACCCCTGAATGGTCTCGTAAGCCGACAGGTCGATTGGCTGCCATCGACCGTTGACACGAACACAGTCAACGCCGTCGTTAGGCACGTCTTCAATGGTAGCCTCGGTTCCGACGTATCTCGGAGTTCCAGCCAAGAATGAGAATGCTTCGGCGCCACTGAAGCCAGTACCCATGCGAGAGACGGGAACGCCAAGAGCTACTGCCACGTCCCCAATGGAAACATAAGGGGTTGTGGTGATGATCTCGTCGTAGCCCAGGTTGGAGATGTTGCCCTGGTACGTGTCGATCTGACTAGCTCCATAGGTGCCATAGGTGACGGCAAAAGCTGTTATCTTTTGGTAGCGCAGGACGCGGCCATCCATGAGCTGTACGTCATGGTAATCGACATCGCCTGTGATTACGATTGTTTGACCTTGAGTCAGGTCAAGATTGCCTGCATAATTTGGGAGGTAGACGATCTGGCCAGATATGCCGCGAAACGCGTTGCGTTGCTTAATGTAAGCAAAAACGTCATGAGGTTGGCTTTGACGGATGCCGTAAATACGGTCTGCCATTGGAGTCCTTGCAAGGAGTACCTCATAGGCTGCCATGAAAAAGGACCCCGCAGGATCCTTCTTTCTATTCAGTTTAGAGGGCTAGTGACTACCGACGAGGGCCGTCGACCAGCTCGAAGAACACACCGCCAACGGTGCCTGCGCTCAGGGCGTAGGACACGTTGTTGTCAGCGTCACAGAGGGCGCCACGGATGTGAGCGATACCCACGCCGTTTTGGTCGAGGTCGGTTGCTTCAGCGATCACGACGGCCTGACCGCCGAGGGTCACGGTAGCGTCGCCACCAACCAGGCCGATCACGATGACGCGGATGGTCTTGGCGTTAGCAAGGGTCACTGCAGCAGCAGTAGGGGTGGTGGTGATTTCGGTCTGAGCGTCGAGGTTAAAACCTTCGCGAGGGAAAAGACCAGTAGAACGTGCAGCCATGATTAGAATCTCCTAAGATGTAGAGTGTAGGAATGTAGAGCCCGACCGTAGCGAAGCCCTGTCATACTATAATACCCAAAAACGAGAAAAGGGGCTCAAGGGCCCCTTAACTCTATTCAGTTGGATTGATCAGGTGATCAGGAAGGGTCAACAGTAGCGTCGAAACCAGCAAGGCGAGCAGCTGCACGGCCGTTGATCAGGGCCAAACCGCAGTACCACTCAACACGGGTGATCAGCTGAGGCTGAGCGTGGGATTCGCCGAGTTCGCGCACGTTCACGCCGCCGTTCTGAATACCAGTCAGCAGGTCGTTACCGAAGGCAACAACATACAGGTCTTGATCGGAAGGAGTGGCGTCGAGGATAGCAACGTTCTTGTGGTCGCGATCCAGTTCCAGCACGGGGATGCCAGCATACATCATCTGCTGGTAGCCGAACTCGTTACGAACGATGTCGATCTGAGTGTTGGTGCGAGCCTGACGGGTCAGAGCGCGACGAGCAGACTTCGACATGACCAGATACTTACGGCCGCCCTGAGCGTCCACAGCATCGATGGCCTCATCCAGCTTGCCGAGCTCAAGAGCTGCAGAAGCGGTGTTAGCGAAATACTGGCTGGAACCAGACTGAATACGAGCGGCCAGGCCGTCGAACTCAGAAGGAGACTGGTTGGAGTCACCGTTAACGAACAGAGCTTCCCAAGCCAGACGCATAGCGCGAACGCGAGCCTGGATCTGATAAGCCTTGGCCTCAGCGCCTTCGAGGTCCACGATAGCGCGGTCAACCTTGATGTCGCCACCGAAGAGCTTCAGGCTCTCGGACTGCTGGCTAACTTCAGCATAGCTCTCGGCCAGGGCGCCGTTGTAGTTACGGAAACCCACATCGGGCAGAGCTTCTTCACGCTTCCAGAACAGGCCGTTGCCTTCGATGTTACGGAAAGGAAGAGCCTGGAGGAGGGGGCCAGCAGCAAGCTCGGTCACCACAGCCAATTCGGCGGGGGTCTTAGCGTGCTTCTGGGCTTCGAGCAGAGTAAGTGCCATTTTTCAAAAAACTCCTAAAGATGAATGGAGAGGATTGGGTGATTTGGATCACTTGGCGTCGCGCCAAATGCGCCAGGACACCCTTCCAGTCTCCACCATCTCGGTGTAAACCTTGGGGTATCATCTAAACATATTATGCCTAATACCAAAATTGATAACAAAAAAGGGCCAATTAAGGCCCCGATGAGTATTTACTGAGAGATCAGCCGAATGCCCGCTTGAACAACTCTTCGCGAGTTAATGAGGACAGATCCTCCGTAGGCATACCGTTAGCATCGGTGCCACCATAACCAATACCAGCACCAGAGCCTTTCTGACCCTTAAAGAAGGTGCCGTAGATCGGGTGGACCTTGTAGGAGGCGATAAAGTCCTCCGCAGCAATACGCTTGCCAGACTCTTTGTCCAACACAGGATCGCCAGCAGCGTCCACCACGGTCAGAGAGCCGTCAGCTTCTTGGCGGAAGTTACCACCAACCTGCTGAGCCATCATGTCAAAGAAGCTCACACCGTCGGCGGCATCGGTGCGACCACCAGCAGCGTAGAACACTTTTTCCAAAGCGTACTTTTTCTGGTAGTCCTGAAGAGCGGCTTTTGCTGCAGCGGCTTCCTGGGCGGCGGCCTCCGCTTGCTTGCTGTACTTCAGCTCGATGGCTTCCTTGGCCTCACCGAATTGAGCTTGCACTCGGGCAGCCTCGGCGGCCTCAGCCTGCAGCTTGGTGTATTCGTCAGGATTGATCTGAGCGAACTTCTCAAGATGCGCTTTGGTTTCTTTGAGGTCACGCTCATACTGCTTGCGAGCCTCGCGTTCAGCTTTGAGGGCCTTCAGCAAGTTCTCAGCCTCAGAACGGGGCATGAGATCTTCGTTAGAAGCGGGAGCGGAAGTAGCCTCCATCTCGGGAGCCTTGTTTTCCTCGGACATGATTCAGCAGGGATCACCCCTGGAGAAATTACGCAGTAGTATGCCAATCAGGTCCCAGTCGCTGGATCGAACGGAGTGTCAAAGTTTCCGCTGCCTGGCGTAGACTCACGGAAGTATTGGAAGTTGGCAGTCCAAGACTTGCCATCGCAACCTGGAATACCATTTCCGCACATTGAATTACAAGGAGTCCCAGTAAAGTCGGCGTCAACACCAGAAAACGGAGTGCCCCAATCTGCGGGGTCACCGTTAGGATCACCATACCTTGCCCAGCCTACTTGTGTCACAGTACCGCCGCAATTATTGATGTTACTTACGCTTACGCTTGAAGCCCATGCGACACCAGGCCAATCTCCAGCAAATGTTGTCCCACTACTAGCCAGTGGAGCTTGCCACATCAATACCTTATTGGGGTCTGCCTGGAAGGATGTCCAGGTCGCAGTGACTTCAGTTCCACCAGCAAAAACAACCAGTATCTTGAAGTTGTAGGTCGGTGGCCCAACAGCATCACAGTCGCACGTCGCCGTATTAAACGAGAAACTCGGAGGACATTCTTTTCCAGGAGTGTAGATCTGGCCAATGTTTGGACCAGTTAGACAACGCTGCTTTGGCGTGCAGTCGTTCATGTCGGGAGTAGCTAATGCCATGTCAGCGACTCCAGCGATTCTTGGGACAAAGAACTTCCTTGGGACCGTTTACCCAGGTCTTGGCCTCCATAAAGCATCCGCACTCGGAGCAGCGCTTGCTATCTTCGATAAAGAACGGGCAATTCTTGCAGGTGTTGTAACGCTCGTCTCTGATTTCCTGTGTTACTTTCCCACCCCTGATGGCATGTCCAGCTGTCTGGAGTAAACCTTTCGCCATTTGGCCAGCAGACGCATTTACCCTGGTGGCATGGCCATGCTTTTTCCTGTTCTCCTCGAACAGCTGCTCCTGCCTCGATTGAGGCCAAGCAGAAACAGGCCCACTCGGAAGTACGCCTGCGCTCCTGAAGTCCTCAATGTTCATGGGTCACCCAAAGCTGGGCTAGGTTGCCTATCAGCTTGTGAGCGGATATAGGATGCCAGTAGTTGGACGGGTAGGACCGCCACCACCGCCCGATTTGGCAGTAATCTTGTTTCCGACCAGTTCGTACTGAACACCAAAAACAGTATTATATACACCAGAAGCAAACTCCCATGGACCAGCTACCATGGTGCCACTTGCTCCATAGTCAGCATCGTCCGAACGTACGACCACGGCGCTTGTCAGCGGAATTTTTGAACTAGCAGACATGCTAGTTGCGTTAAAGAGATTGGTGTCAGTTGCGACGTTTACTGTTGTCCAAGCCATGTCAGATCACCACCCGAGGAGAGTAATAGCCTACTTGATATGCGGAGTTGGTCCCGTTTCCAAAGTATGCGCCTGTCCTGTAACTTTGTCCGCAGTGAAGCAGCCTGGGGTTTGCAGGGATCATCGAATACCCAGGCCCAATGCCCGCCGCACCCAGGGTATCCTGAGCGGTGAGAGGAGTGTAGGTGAGATTGCTTTCGGTTACATTTGAATCTATTGCTACAGAATTGGTTGTTTGATTGTGCCACATGGCTGTAGCTGCAGTTGCAGTGTTCCTTACTACTGAACACCAGCCACCTTCGACAGTCCTAGCTACAAACATTAGGACAAGCTCATAATTGCTATTTGGGCCAGCACATCCAGCGATAAAAAACTCTTGTCCATCAGTTGTATCTTGGGCCAGGAATATACCTAGGTCTATGCCAGATGCGGCCCATGTAGCGGAAGTGCCAGTATTGTTGCCAGCATTGTATGGCCCGTATCCGTTATTGGTCCCGTTGTCTGTCCACCCGTCGTTAACATAAGCGTAGCGAAGTGTCGTACCTTGGTTTGCACTGTAGAAGAAATAGCTGGGCGCACTTGCATAAGGAAGCTCCAGCACAATTCCTATTCTTGAAGCTGGGGCGGTAGAATCAGCAACTCCTTTCTTCTTGATTGGTAAAGCACTATTGGCAGTTATGCTTGCGTTCCCCGAGATTGCTGTTATCCATGCGTCAAGCTTGGTCTCCAGGGCAGGCCAGTAGTCAGTGGAAGCAGTTCCAAAGCCGTCATAAGAAGCCGATGGCCATAATTGATACTCAGCAGTGGGAGCAGCCATCAGCTATCGGCAAATCTGGTATAGAGTTCCTATCAGTTCTCGCCTGGGACAACAGTTGCAGTTACAGTTACGGTCCCGAGCGAGCCAGACTTATTGGTGACTTTCAAGTAAACCTCAGAGGCTGGGGTGGACTCGTCGTTAAAGTAAGCGTAGTGGGGAGTTAGCTTAATCCTCTGGGCTCCAGTAGTTACGACCTCAAGCAGTACACCAGAACCACTTGCTGGTGCCGTAGTCTCAGCCCTTCCGCTGTCGGCAGTCCTGGAGGCAGTGTCACTGTAAACAACCACCCAGGCAGCCTTGTCTGTTTCAATAGCAATGAAATCACCCGCAGCGCCAGTCCCAGTGAGTGTGACATTATCAGAGGCTGCATCGGCAATACTGGCAGTAGTGACGTTGACGGTTTGGCGTGAGCCAACGATTGTTGTAACCTGGCCAAAGGCGTCTACTGTTAGCTGGGCGTTTACGTTCGCGCCAGCCTGGTCCCTTACTGCAACATAAATGGCGTCACCTGGAGTGGTGTCATTATTAAAGTAGGATGTACCAGGGGTGAACAGAAGCGTTGTAGCGGCCGTCACATAAACTTCAGCCAGTACCCCAGAGCTCGTTGCGGGAGCAGTGTTAAAAGGCCTTCCAGCGTCCGCAGTCCTGTCAGCCGCAGAGCCATAGAACACGACCCAAGCATCTAGGTTAGACGTGATCGTCCTAAATATCCCACTGTGCCCAAGGCCTGTGAACGTAGCTGCTCCACTAGCTGCGGTTTGTGTCTCAGTAAGGTACGAGCCAGCTGCTCCAAGGCCACCACCCCCAGCAGGAGCATCTAGCGGTTCCCACTTGCTGTTGGCGTTTACCCAGGTCAGAACCTGGCCATCGGTAGGAGGATTAGTAGCAGTATCTACATCTGTTAAATCGTTGATGCTTGTAGCACCACCACCGCCACCAGCGACAGATACGATGTTTCCGCTAGCGTCAACCGTATAGAGCTTAGCCGCGCCGACTTCTCTGCCGATTACAAGTTCACCCTGTTGTATCTCATCCGTTCCGCCAGACTGGATGGCCGTGATGATTGAAGCCTCTGCGTCGGTCGAGCTCTTGAGGACAATCTTGTCTGGGAAAACGGCCATTTCAGAAACCCGATCGCATTAGGGTTCCTGCTGTAAGGTTAGGTAACGACAATCGGTCTGCACCCTTGTCCACCCCCATCTAATATGGCGCAATACTCATCTAGAGTGCAGGTACCACCACATGGCTCACACCCTGGATCGTCTACACAGGTGCCATTGCTACTGCAAACCTTGCAAGTGGGGCAATCTGCGTGGCAGTTGCACTTAGGAGCAGAGCAATCGATAGGAAGATCAGAGCACTGCTGAACTGGAAGGCAAGTCGTAATCCCTGTGTCGGTATTCGTTACGCAAACGTCATTGGTCACGCAATAATATGTCGGCTCGCACTCTGGCGGCGTGGGTTCTGTCGGTTGTGGAGCAGGTCCACAGGTATCAGCAAGCCACAAGCCACTATCATCACACGAGTAGCAGCGAATCGTCTCATTCGGTTTCGGGCTGCCACACTTGCAGCTGCCAGCTGAGTCTCTTTCGCACTCGCCGAAAATACTGCACTCTTCACAGTCTGGACATCCCTTACCGTCGCAACCAGGATGAATGGTCCCGAAAGAGGCGCCCCAGCTGTCGCAAAAACCGTCACAAGAATTGTTGGACGGAGGGTTCCACGGGTGTATGGGCTTAGGCTCGTCGCACCCAACACCGCCAGAGATAGCCCCAGTGCTGCCGCAGGCTCCTGGAGTGTCGGTTGTGCAGGATTCGACATTGCCCGCACTGGAGCCGCCACAAGCGCCACTTCCGCCGTCGCTACCACCACTTAAGCAGGGGCCGCCAAAACCGTAATCGTCCTGGATCTGTACGCAAATGCCGTTGACACACGCGAAGCCAGAGCCACATTGAGAGCTGTTTATACAACCACGCTGTTCCTGTTGTACTGTTGCGTCGTTGTTTGTGAGATATTCCTGAAAGTACGAACCAGGCCCAATGTCAACCGAAGGCCCTTTAGGTCCCCATGGATTAGCGTTGTTCCAGCTAGGGTTCGTCACTGTATCCAGGCGTCTAGCTATAGTTCCTATCGTAGACTCGGATCAACGTAGTCTGGATCCGTAGTGATTAGATTGATGTCGGTATTCTTGCCAGTATTTGGATCTATCTTTGGCCAGTAAACATCGACGCGCTTAAAATAAAGATCGAATGGACCAGGAACTGTATTGACATCCGCATCGCTAAGGGCGCACCAGAGCTGTCCGATAGTCGAGGTGCCTGGCTCCACTACGCACACTAACTGCCCTCTGACAGCCTGCGTGGTGACGTAGGTTGCGCCATCATCACCAAGATAGCCATACCATCCGTTTTCGCCAACGGCGTCAACAACTGGAATATAGTTTGGGACCTTTTCCGCCCTTATCGTCTCGTCTAAGACAAGTCTTGTTTGATCGATGGCCATGTCAGTTAGGGCGAGGCTAAACGCATCCAGCGGGTACCACTCCTGTCAAGTATATACAATGTGCATACACCATCCTGCTCGTGGTAAAGAACGGCCATCTTGCCAGGTGTTTCTGGTACCGCGAGTGGCTGGCTAAGGTCAGGTGCAGCTGTGAGCACTTCAGCTACCGTTACGGTGCGAGTGCCCCCAGTTGACGTAAAGGAAGGATTGTCAATTGCCATGTCACCACTTGGAGTAGTAGATACCGTTTGCGAAGGTCAGCTCCACTGAGGTGCCTTTCGGAATAGAAGCTGAGCCGATCCTTTTTGTCTTGTATTCCTTGTCACCATAGGCAACAATACCAGCACCAGATTCGTCAAGCTTGATCCAGATACCAGTTACGCTGCCCTCAAAGTCGCCAGCCATTAACTGGCCAGACTCACGCACTTGGATCGTATCAATCCTGTTGGCGTCAGAAACCTGAATCAGCGCAGAGATGTCCATCAGACTGAGTAATAACCGAACTGCTTGAGGTTGAAGTAGAAGGCGCACTCGTTGCCGCCCGACAGTGTAACCTGGTTAGCTGATTGAGCGACCGCGAGAACACTGCCAGCGTTTGACGGGTTGAACACAGCACTGATCGTAAGACCAGTAGGACCGCCACCAGCAGTAATAGCTCCAGCAGCAAGCAGGTCGGTCTCAGAGAGGGTTAAGGTGTCTGAGGTGGTGTAGCCATAGCCAGGCTTGTTCGGTACCTGAGCCGTGATCGCGCCGCCAGAGATAGTCAGGTCAACGGTCGCCCCAATGCCGCTTCCGTCAGTAGTGGTAGGAATGTTCAGATAAGTGCCGTTAACAAGGTTCGTAGAGGACGAGCCAACAGCAAGAGTCTCGATGTTTCCAGTGCCCCAGATCAACATGCAGTGGGTAAACGTCATGTTATTGCCGCTACCGTCATGGGTAAACACTGCGGCCTTCGTGCTCAGTGCTACGCCGTCATCTGCGTAAGAGTTAACATCGCCACTGACGAAACTCAGGGTCTGTCGCTGGTAGCCGCCGCTAGAGGCAATTTCTGCGGCCAAGAACGTAGCGTCGATACCAGGAGTAGCTGGGTTATAACTCTGACCAGGGAGGTTTACTAGGATCGCCTCGAAGTGTGTGTCAACGAAGCGATTGGTGACCTGGGCAGTCAACTCAGCTGCCGAGATTGAAGCTGCGATAGTCATTCCTGCTGCCCGTTTTCAGAGCTAGTGTTCCTAAGTAAAGATGTCCGCATCGACCACAGT